GATCAACAAGTTTGCGAATTAGTTCGTCGCCGCTAGATAACCCAAACATTTCCGCTACTAGGTCTGGCGCCAGTCCGCCATCCATTGTCATGCCTTTCAACTTGCTCAAGTCAACGGCTGGCGCCAAACCAGTCGTGCTAGTCGGATACATGGCGCCAACAGCGGACTTGTCCAGTTTAAAGCCTTCCGCTACTTCAATTTCATTGCCGTCCGTGTCAAACATCTTTCCAGTCTTTAGGAAATTTTCTGCTTTTCGTAGCGGTTCCTTCTCCATCTTTGCGGTTTCTTCAGCGGATACCGTCTTACGCAAGCGCTTGAATTCCATCATTGCCTGAGTGTTCAACCGCTCTGTTGCCTTGGTCAACCACTCGACCTGCTTCAGGCTTGCTTTGTTTAAATCAGATTCAGCCTGGTCGTGCGCTTCCCTTTCCATTTCCTTCAGAGCAGCCCACTCGCCGTCATTCATCCCAGACTCTTCCTGCGTTTCCCATTGAGCCTTAATGTTGTCGATGGCCTCGCGCTGTGAAATCTGAGCGTCATTAGCAAGCATTCGATCCATAACGCCCTTGACTTCGTCGTTCAGGATTGGAAGATCTACGCCATTTTCCTTGCGATAAGTTTCGTTTAGTTGAGTACGAATAGAAACATACACACGCTTTAGGTAACGCGAGAACGCATCAAACACGCGCTGAAGTCCAACGCTTGGCGCCTTGCCTTCGTGCAAATAGATTTCCCAGTTGTACGCAAACGCTTCATGGTGCTGGCGCTGCTCGTCAAGAGTCATTGCATTCCATGCGGCAACATCCTTGACGCCAAACCAGTCAAGCAATATTTGAGCGTCTTGCCTTGTTAAAGAATCAACACTTTCTTTTGATGCCAAGTCCATTGTCACATGCAAAAAGAAATGCGATAACTCATGCAACCATTTTGATTTATTTCCAGTTTTATAAATTGTCGCAAGTAATGTGGACGGATCAAATGTTGCATTGAATTTCCGTGCGCCGCCTGTGGCTGCTTGACCTAGTTGGTCGGCTCTGGTCGCATTCCCGCTGAGTATGTCTCTACTGGATTGCTGGAGAGAGGTTTCTCTAATCTGGCGATTTGCATCTTCAATCCCTGAACCAATGGATTGTCCTTGCCAAACTGCGGCTCCAGCGTCTTCAACGATTCCTTCAGACTCTGTAGTTGTGATGGCATCTATTTTCTCCTGATATTGGTGACTAAAAGCAACTTGAGTATCGTACCAAAATTGACCAGCAAATGAAACGCCCTTAATAGCCGCTGTAACTTTGGCAGCAATCGTTCTTAATTCAGCAGCCTTTGCTTCTACTTTGGCGGCAATTGCAGCATCGTCCATATCTGTCATATTGTCCATGCCATACCGCTGTTCAAATTCAGGTATGTATTGCATTCTGACGCCAACCGCAGATGGCATTGCCCCAGCGACAAACGCAGTCTGCCTTCTGCCGTCTACAACCACCGTAAGAAACTCAACATTTTCCTTAGCAAGTTCTGCTAGAACTTTGTCAAGTTCTACTTTAGAAGTTGCTTCTCTGAAATATATTTCTATTCCAGGTCTATGCGTAATAGGGTCATAGTCTTCATCTGTTCTTAAAACCCTAGAAAGAAACGCACTATCTTGACGCGCTTCTTTGGCTTGTTGCAACATTTCCTTCCATAATAAATTTGCGTTGTATCCCTCTCTTGCAACAACTTCTAAATCTAGCGCTCGTTCCACGCCGCCGTATCTGCCTTCAGTAGATAAAGCCTTTGATGCAAGAACAACATTGCTTGAATCTGATTCATAAATTGCTGTTTTAATAGAATGAGATAGACGCGCCATGTCAGAATCTGCTGGAACAAATGATGTTCCTTGCGTATCCATTGACATCTGAATTGATAATCCACCAATAAATCTGTCAACAGATCTTTCTAAAGAAGCCAGTTCTGCTTTAGCAGCAATTCTATTTGCCTCAGTTTTTTGAAGTCTGTCAGATGCGCGGCCAATGTTTCCAAGAAGTCTTTTAGCAAGATCTACTTCGCTACCTTTTTCTGGACGCGTAAGTTTTTTAAGTTCTGCTTTTCTTTTTTCGGAACCTTTGTACTTAGGAATTATTTCTGTTTCAAGTTCCTGAAGTTCTTTAATTTCATCTTTGTGCAAATTGTCAAAGTCTTCAATTGCTTTGACGGCTTTAGTGGTATCGGTTTCAACTAAAATGACATCCTTGCTGACAGGAGAAGCGTCAACAATTTTACGCAATTCTGTAACTCTTTCTTGCTTCGATGTTCCAGAAAGATTTGCTTCAAGTTCAAATGATCCGCCCTCGCCAGCAACACTTGTCCAATCGTTTACAGTCCAAAATTCTTTTTCAATAAACCATACAACCGCTTGTAAATCATCATCGTTTATGGAAGCCAACACATCATTCATTTGCAATTCTGGATCATTTCTAATTAATCCTACGGCTTCCGTAAACACATCTTGACCAAAGCCAAATTGCAATGTCGTGACGCCAGATTCTTTCAGTTCGCCACTAACACCACTTTCTGCTGCACTTGGAATTCGTTTTCCGCCGTTAAGTCTTTGCAAAAATCGCGCAGCCCAAACATCAATTGTTGCTCTAGATTTAAATCCAATTAAATTGCCAGAAAATGTAACTGCTTTTGGAGCGGTTCCGCCGCGATCAATATCGGTATCAGGATCTTTAACAATGCGCCACAAGTTGACCATTGCCCTAATAACATTTTTCCCATTGAACCCATACTTCATTCCAGTTTCTTTAGTTGGAAGTAGTTCGTCTCCAACCTTTCTTGCAGCCTTTACCTCAGCCAATTTCTGAATGAATTCTGGCATCCGCCGTATGTCGGCCTTTGTTTTTCCAAGAGCCAACTGAGCATTAAAAAAACTTTTTAGATCTGTCTCTAACGGATCTATTTTGTCAGCCCATGCTTCCCATTGAGGCATAAGCGCATCAAAATCTCCCCTTGTTGCCCTACGCAAAGAATCAATTGCGTTCCAATAGTTCCCGCGCACTGGAGTGTTTGGACTTGTTGCACCCAAAAGATCAGCAAACAGATCTCCAAGTCCGCCAAATTCTTGTCGCAATCTAGATCTAAACGCCTTGTACCAACCAGCCTGGGCCAATATGTTTAATGCGTTTTTGTCTCCAGATTTTGCACGGCGAAGAACGGAACGAACTTCTTCTGTCATAGATTTTGCAATTGACGCAACTCTATTTGTATATGCTTCGCTTCCAACTTCTAAAGCATTTCCCTCTTGACTGGTACTAAAATCATATGGAATCGTTTGAAACTCGTGTTCTACCTTGTCGTCTACAATGATTGTTCTTGAATAAACCAACGGCGCCCAGCCTTGGTCTTCTGGATGTGCAAGTTTAGTTTTTCTTACAGCACTTTCTATTTCACTTACAGGCACTCCAGTTTCCTTAGATGATGCCTCAATAGCAACCTGCTCTTCTTTAGAAATATTAGAGTTTTTTGCCAATACTCTTTGACCACGCTCTGCAACCATTTGCAAATTTTCAACTGCGCTCTGCCTCAATATGTTCGGATCTTGCTGACCAAATGTGCCGACATTGGCTATGGCTGATTTGATTTGAGTAGGAAACCAAGCAACATAATGCTTTGTTCCATCTGCAAAAGTTTTTTCAACTCCATCAAATCCAGTTGCTTTGTTTACTGCTTTTCTAAATGCAGTTCCTTCGTTTCTAAAAAAATCATTTTGTATGTGTAAAAGATTATCGTAATTTTTTGCTACAGAAAGAACTTGTGTTTTTGTGTATGGCTTTCCGCCGCTATCTATCCAATTTGTTAATGGACTTTCATTTTCATCGAAAATATTTGGTGCAGACAATAATATTTGTTCAACTTGTTTTTTTGTTAAAATAAAATCTTTTGTTGTTTCTGTATTTTTATCTAATTTAAGCGGATTTTTAATTGACAAAATAGCGTTAATTGTATTTGGAGAATCCTCTCCACCTGGTTTTGTTAAACCATTTGCCGCAGGAAGGCGATTTGTTTCATATCCCTTTGCTTGATTTTCTGATGTTGTAAAGTAAAATCCTGTTCCAAGTTGATCATTTCCTTGTCCAGTAAACTCTTCTTTAAATTCATCTATTGCAGTTCCTGTTCCGTGATAAACCACCATCGGCTTACCTTCAGCGTCAACAACTTTGCTGTCGCCAAACCACTCAGTGAAGTTCTGCCACACGCTTGATCCGTCAGGCGCCGTGCGGTCACCAAACTTTTCTTTTGCCCATGTGACTATTTCAGGTCGTTGACTTGCTTCGTTAAACGCTGCCTGTTCACCAAGATTCAAGTCAGCGCGGGACGCTTGCTCCAACGATCCTTGCGCTGGCGCCTGTTGCTCTTGTGCGCGTCTTTTTTCTAGTTCTGCGCGAACGGCTGATTCAGAAACACTTACTCGTCTCAAAGTCACTACTGGCTTTCCATTTGAAATACCAATAGATACAAATTGAAGTGGCAATCCGTCTTGCGGATTATCAATTTGATTTATGTTTGCAATTGCTGTTTCAAGAGTTTTTGTTGTAATATTTGGGTCAACGGATGACATTACAACACTAAGTTCTACATTTCCAAATTTAACTTGTACATTTGGATTTCCTTTGTGTTTTTCTACAGACAACTGCCCTTTCATTCTTCGGGCATCTCCCTGTTCTTGGTTGTCTAAATTCGCCATCCATAATCCATTTGCACCTTCTTCGTTTGCCAACTTTGATGCAATGTCTTCCGCTTCTGCTAATACAGAATCTGGTGTTCCTTGTTTTTTTGCGGCTCTCAATAATTTTTCGCTAGCAACAATTTTATGAGGAGGACGAACAAACGGCTTTGCTGGCGCCTGTTGCGCGGCCTGTGCGGCTCGCTCTTGCGCTTGTTGCTCGCTGATGACTTCGTATGCTTTCTGCGCTTGCAATTGTTCAGGCATCATGTTTGCGCGAGCGGCGTTGGTTGCATACCAATCGCGAATCAACATTGCCTTCAATCGTGCAAACTTGGAATCAAGTCCAGCGGCAACAAATTGATTGAAATACAAATCCTCAACCTTTTGCGCGCTCTCAACAAACCCAGCGTTCATCTTTGCGTATTGTTCAACGGCTGCTTTAGATTCTGCGCGGACACGGTTGGCGTCAATGTTCTGTTGCAAGATTTCATTTGGAGAAAGACCGCCCTTTTCCATTCTTAGGTTTGGTTCAAGAACCTTGCCAATATTTGTTGACGCAACTTCGTTTGCCAAATAGTTGGCGCTATTAATTGCTATTTCAGGATTTTCGGCTTTTAGTTGTGCAAGGACGCCAGGAAGTATTTGTTCAATTTCATTTGCAGATGCGCCAGACTGCATCAAAACATTGCTTAATTGATCTTTGTCCACATAAACAAACTGCTCTGATTCGGGTGTTACAGATTCAATGCCATTCTGCATTTGTTCAGGACTTCTCTTTTTTGTCTTATTGTTCTCGGCTACAGATTTAATTTTGGCTTTGAATTTTGCCTGACGCATTTGAGAATCTTTTAACACCCTGTATTGAGCAGCCGCTGGCAACAACGGAAACAAAGCATTCAGCAACGCAAAGTCGTAGGCGGTGTGAACGCCTGATGTCAAAATTTCTTCGGCAATATTCATTGCGCCTTCGGTTGTTTTGATGCCAGATATTTTTGCGGCACCAATTTCAGACGCCTTTAATCCTGCGCCTAGACCAAACGCGCCAACTTCGTGAAGACCATACGCTTTCACATAGTCGATCAAGATAGCCTTGGCTGTTGGAACAACCACAGATTTTGTGACAGGTGCAGCCAAACTTGAGATCGCAACCCCAATTGGAGCGCCAACCAATTTAAGCGCGCCAGCGTTGAAGACCGCGCTTGCAATTCCAACAATGTGCGCGTTGCTCAAAGCCAGTTCATGTGAAAGTCCTTGCAAACGTGACTGCCTGTAGTTTGAGTACATTGCTTGCTTGGAAAATTCAGTAGCCATTCCAGTGCTAAATCCGCCTGTTGCTCCCGCAATAATTCCGCCTGGAACAGTTACTTCAGCGAATGGGCCGCCAAGCAAGCCAGCGGTTCCGCCAATAGTTGCGCCAGCGGTCGTGAACTTCGCCAAACTTTCGCCCATTCCAACAATGTTTCCAGCCATTGATGCTGGCGTGTTTAACATGCCGCCAGTTTCTTTTTGTGTTTGCGCTTGCTGCGCTTCTAACGCCTGAAGTTCTTGCTCCCTTTCTGGTGGCAGTATTCCATTTGGAGACAACGCTTGTTCTCTTTGCAATTCAGTAATTTGTGGAACTTGCACTCCTCCAGCAAACGCTTTGCCCATCGAAGTCTGCATGACTGATTCCGCAAACCATGCGGGATTTGCGGTTGGAAACATGACGCTGTGCGCGAGTTTTCCATATTTGTCCCACCACGAAAGATCGTCATGCGCCACGGCTGCGAACTGCGGATCTGCAATTAACTTGTTAGCCAAGGCTGGATTGTTATTTGTAAGATCAAGATTTCGAGCGTCATTCATTGCCTTACGGCGCTCAAGTTCGTTTTTGTTACGCAAAGCAATCCCTGATCCAACGCCAGTTGCGGCGCCAAGTTTCTGTGCAGCCGCTTCCTCGTCAGGATTCTTTGATGTGGCTTGAAAGATAGAAGCGTTCAATTCCTGTCTGCTTTGATTGAACATTCCTTCTGCTGATTTACGCAATGCATCAGCCATTTGACTTGGTGGTTCAAATGGTTCTGGCGTTGGCGCTGGCTCTTGCAAAGACATTGCCTTTGCGGAAGCATCTAGTTTGTAATCAACAGCAACAGGTTGAATTGATGGCGGCGCGGCGGAAACTGCCTGATCTTCTGTGTTTGGATCAATCATTTTTTATTTTTAAACTCTAACCATTGTTGTGCTATTTGTTGAACCGACGGATTTGCAAATCCAACTTTTTTCAATGCGGCGGTTGATTGATCCGCAAAGTCTTTTGGGATGTCGCGCAAGAACACTTCTTGATTTCCAACCGTAACAACAGCCGATTGGCGTTCTTCTTTGGTCATGGTGACAATTGGCTTAGGGTCGTATCTGTATCCGCCGTTCCAATGCCAAAACGAAGATCCAGTTGGGGTCGCCATATCCATAAGCACCTTGTCATAAATGTCTTGCCTCTCGGCTGGGGAAAGTCTTTTGCGCGTTTCCTTTTCCTGACTAGCAATTCTTTCGTCTGCCATTTGTTTAATTGCAAGACCTTGCATTGCCAGCGCGTGTTTTTGTTCATCTGTTCCAGATGGAAACACAATGTTTTCAAGACCAGCGTCCAACAGCGTTTGCTTGAATTGTTCTGAATTCAAACTCGATTCACGCATGGCGTCAAAGTTGTTGTACTTGTTAAGCAGTTCTATCTTTGAACTCGTTGAAAGTTTGTTAGCCATCTCTGGACTGGTTAAATATGCTGGTGTGTACTTGGCTGGATTCTGCGCGGCATCCCACATAGTTGCGGCGTCATCCTTTGCATTTTCTGATTTAACAAGTTCCGCAAGAGTGCCTGGGCTAGTTTGCTCCATCTTCATTCTCATTGCAATTGGAATGTCAGACACTCTTGGATGCTTTGGATCTGCCATAAATCGCAACGCATCCAAATGCAAAGTTTGAGATTCTTGTTGTTTCAAGCCTTCATTTTCAGACCACAATCTATGCACTTGATTTTTGACGGCTTCTTTCAAATCTTTATTGTCAATTTGATTTGCAATGTATAAAGCGTCCCGCAAACTTGGTGGCGGCTTTATATTTTTCATGTCTTCTTTGGCGTTGAATGCATTTGCTTGTTGCGGATTTATAAATTCGCCATTGCGTTCCATTGTGTAATGCATCAAATCAGTTCCAGCGCTGGCGATCTGTGTTCCAGATTGAATGCTTTCACCTTCGTAAACAAGTTTGTTGTCAAGGTTGGTGATTGTTGCCTTTGTTCCGTCTCGCATTCGCAATGTAATTGTGTCGTACTTGCCTTCTTGTTTGATGATTTCGACAACACAATCTTGCGGCGCCGTCACCTTTGTTCTAGCCGCCGCCGAATAGTCAACGCCTTCGTCTAAGTATTTAGTGTCCATTACCTTGGATGTCATTTGATCAATGACTGGCTTGTAACCAAACCTAGAAAATGACTTGGCGTGTCCTTCGTAGACAATGCTTTCGGCGGCCTCAATAGTTGATTGAATCTTCTGATTCTTGTCAACAAAGTCCATTAGTGATTGTCGCGTCTTGACATCAAGCATTCCATTTTCATCTTGATCTTTTAGATAATTTGACGCTGAAACATAGTCGCCATCCTTGGCATATTTATCAACAACGCCAGTTGCGGTGATGCCATTAAACTTTTGTTTCAACGCCTTCATCTGCTCCGAATCTTGCGCGTATCCAAGCAATTGTCCAATGTGACTTGTCTCAACATCAACAACGCCAAGCGCAACGCTGTACTTTCCAATTGGATTTCCCGCTTCGTCTTTCTTGCCAATGCTGTCCCAGTTTTGTGCTGCTTGACCAGCGTATTCCGTGGCTCTTGCTTCCGATTCGTTTAACGCATACACACGCGCTTGCTTGTTTCTGTGGTCAAGCACTTGCCCTTGAAACGATACTAAGTTTCTTGCGGCGGCTTGCTTAAACATCTGCTTCTGTGTTTCGTTTGGAAGACTGTCGGATATTGAGTTGGCGGTTTGAAGCATCGCCTCATTTGTCGCCTGAAAGTTGGTTTCCGCGTTTTTTCCCTCTTGATTGAAATACCCATTCTTGCCGTTCAATAGTTGCTGTGTTGATTGCAGGAACTGCACATCCGCAGCCTTGGCGCCAGACTCATCAATGTGATCTTGAATGTTGCTACCCACATTCCAAGCAACATTGCCAGCGCGAGTCATTGCTTCGCCCAACTGGACTTCTTGATCAGCCGCTAAGTTGCGGACTGGTTCAACGCCTGGCGCCTGTAGTGGGACTTCGCCCCTGTCTTGCATGTCGGCCTGTGGAACAAAATTTGAAGGTACTGTTGGCATTGTTTATCCAAATCTTGCTGCTGAATCCGCAGCAATCAATTGATTCATTCGATTGTCACGCGCCCAGTTCTGTCCAATGGATGCGGCGCTGGTCAACAGACTGGTTGACATGCCAAAGCCAGGACTAATCGTTCCAGCCGTGGTGTTCAAGTTGTCGGCGCTCAAGCCAGACATCACGGACTGGTTGCGGTAGTTCATGGCTTGGTTCCTAATGGATTCAGCCTGTCGTACGCTGTTCGCAGACATAGTCATCCTGTCGATCTCTTTGATCAGATCCATGCTTCCAATGACCTCTGCGGCGCTTCCTACGCCACCCTGAATGCCACGAGCCGCCATTGACGCCTTGGCTGACGATTTAGCCTGACCAGCGCCCATTGTGTATCGACCGATCTGACGCTCGCTAGACAGCAGCGACTGCTGCGCGCCAAACTCTGCGCTCTTGGCGTTGATCGCAGACATCTCAGACTGGAACTGCTGGTTAAGTGCTTGGCTCTTGAGTTGATTCTGTGCGCTCTTGGCTTGGTAGAAGGTTCCGATTGCGCTGTTGGCGGCGCCAAAGATCGACATGATAGGGCCAAGCGTTTGCAGTCCTTCGGCAAGATTTGACGCAAAACCGCCGCCGCCAGCAGAATTAGAAATATCCCTTCCAGCATTAGTAAAAGTCACCGCGCCAGCGGCACTGTCCGTGTGGATCTGAGAATTCCATTGTGTGAAACTAAGTTGCGACATATTTATGCTCCTATGACCGCTTCTATAGTGAACCCAACCACAGTCAGCGGAAGCGGATCGTGTTGGCGAATGTAAATCTGACCGCCTTGCGCCCATGTTGGCGTGATGTTGACATTGATCTCGTCGCTACGCAGCGCTGGCGGTTCGCCGTACGGTTCAGTGGTTCTCATCTTGGCTTCGGTCAACTTGTCTTCGGTAGGGCCGACAAATAAACCGCTCGACTTAAACACGCGAACCCAAGCCTGATTAATGTTCTTGACTCGACCCTGACCAAATGCGTCAATGTTGATAGACAACGGCAAAGTTTGCAGATCGCTGAAATACTCAAGACCAATATGGATCTTGACCGCAGCGCGTTCGATTGTAATTGAGCCGCCAACAACAACTTCTTGCGGCAATACTGCGCCGTCCGCCAATATAGAAACGGTCTTGCCTTCCAAGTGTGACAGACCAGACACAGTATTTCTTGCAAACGCGCCATTTGATATAGGCACATTGCGGAACGCCACCGCCAGAACCTTGTCTGGTCTAGCAGTCACAACCGTGGTTGAAGAGCATCCTTCAATTGTCAGCCTGTACTTGGTTCCGTCCGTATCCGTAAACACAAACGCATCATCGATGTCGGTCAGCGCGGGATAAGCAAAGATTGGAGTGGACGCCGTAATAGTCAGAATTTCAGTCGTTCCCCAAAGTGTTCCACCTGTGACCGTTACAGTCGTAACCGTAGTATTGTTACCGTCATAAGTAACGCCTGAGTCAACAAAGTAACAGTCTTCTAACAGATTAATTACCCTGCTTTGGAATTGTTCAACATAACGAACCGTGTTGCCATTTACGGTGCGGTTTACCACCACATACAGGACATCCTCATTGCTTTCGGAGACGGCAGCGCAACTTTCAAACAGTCCGTCCGTGTCGTGCTGGTGCCAAGCGCCAATCTGCTGTTCAGGAACATAGGTCAGACCCAACAACAGTCCAGTCGATGAAATGAACCACACGATTGGTTGCGGCGCTTTGGAATAGCACATGTCGTCAATTGTGTAATTATCGAATAAGTGTGAAGCCCGAAGTGACAGATCGCCTGTGATATATCCGTTTGACTGCCATGAGTATCCCAATTCGCGCACATGGCCGCCACGCGCCGCGCAATAGACCATGCTGTTATTAATAATTGATGGTTGTACATTGTTTGATCCAATGTACGACTGCGGAGAAACAGAAATTGTAGTTGGTGTAATTGCATCAGAATTGACACTCGTTACTTTCCATTCCGCTGATCCAGTCAACAGTAACAATTGCGTTAATGGGACAATGTGCCTGATCGTGTTTGCTTCACGCGCAGCAACCTGAAATTCAATTCTGTCATCGTCTTTAAGTGGAAGTCCATAACTAAAGTTTGATTCAGTTCCAGATTTGGTCATCCAAATTTTTTGCGGTGCGTTTGTTGTTCCTGCAAATACTCGACGCTGTTGGTAGTAACTTACCGCGCCTGGATAATTTCCTGCACTTACAAAGTCATTGTCATAAATTGGTGGAGTTTGTCCAAGGTCTGGTGCAATATTGTCATCAATAATGCTTGTACCAGTCGTGCTTCCAATGTATCCAAACAAGCCGCCTTGCAACTTGTAGACATTGTATCTTGTTGCTCCCGCTGACGCAGTCCAACTAATTGTGTTAAATGCGCCTGTAACAAATATATTTTGATTTGCGGATGTAACAATTGCGGATGCGGCAGATTCATCAACTAATTCTGTTCCAATTGCCGTCACAACATAAAGCATTGCAGTCTTTGTGTCAGCGGCTGGCCCTGCTGGAGTGGTAACGGCAACAGCCAATCCTGTTGGTGGCAACACGGTTGATGCAAACGATATGACAACTAAAGTCCATTGCGTTGCTCCAAGTCTACGCAATTCACGCGGTGCATAATTTGGATGCACAAGCGTGATCACATCTGCTGACTGCACATAATGGATATCAAATAGGTCGGCCTCCGCGTACGGATTTGGAATCTCGTATGCGGGACTAGATATCAAAAACCAATATGTCGCGTTGGTTGGCAGATTGCCAATTGATGCAAGAATGCAATAATAGTTTGAACCGCCGTAACTGACCATGCTTCCAACCGTGTACGGTGTTGCGTTGTTGTACGCGGCGCCAATTCCTGCCAACAGTGTTGCGCCTTGCGTATGGAATCGCATGTATCCAGCACCCAATTCAATCACCATTGTTTGAGTGGTGCTGTATGTAAACGGAATGATTCGTGTTTTCTTGGTGCTGTCTTTGACTTCTTGCACAAACTTGGTGCCAGCGCGGTTCTGGGCAGGGCCTTGCGGCAATGCCACAAAGTTAAGCATCTTTGCCGCGCCAGACTGGAACTTCTGATCGTCGATTCGACCAAACATTTCTGGCGACAACTCGCCACCCGCAAATGATCGGTTGAATGTGCGGGTTGTTGGCATCGTTTAGCGCCCACTCGTCCAAGGAACAATGTGTTCTGGCTTGATGTTGCGCTGATTACTGTCAGATGCTTTCGCAGTTTGCAAGTATCCAGCCATCATTTGAGTGCATCGCTTTGCTTCTGCGGAACCAGCGTCACCCTTGATGATCGGCCCTGCCAACATACTGGCAAGGTGCCAACTCAAAGTCAGAACAAACAAAGCATCAAACTTGGTTGAATCTGTGATCAAAGCCTGGTATCGCAACACGGCGGCTTCTTGGTTGGTTCGGATTATCTTGTTGCCAAGCGTGTCAACTTCAACGCCGTACGGTTGCGGCGTGTACGAGCCAGCAACTACAACAGGTGGGAAGTAAGGCGTGTCAGTCGGAATCAATCGACCAGCGTAGTCATCGTGGGCGTCATCAGCCAAAACGGACACAACCGTTTGACAATCGGATGGGACTGCGTACGAGTAGTCCCAAGTGGTGACTGTGTTTGTTAATTCAGCCAACGCAATACGCTTGGACGCAAAGTTCCAAGGATGCAGTTGAAGCAGCGTGTCGCGCGCTATGGCGTAGAAACGCTTGCAGTGTTCGGCTTGAGCAGATCCTTCTGGCGGATCAATGCTGGAGACGGTTGCGTCATCGCCTAAGTGCGCGAGCGCGAGATTGCAGATGTCTACGACTGAGGCCATGCGAGATCTCCTGATAAGAAACGAGGAGAGCAGGGGTCAACTGCTCCCCTCGCTTTGGGGCAACTTTGTAACTAGCGAGTCATTTCAACCCAAGTCTTCAGCATCGCGTTTCGCCTTTGGTGACCATTTCTGTTTCACCTTAGGTTCATCCGCCACCTCTGCTACAGCCGCTCCGACAAGAACGACATTCGTGTTTGGTGCGCCGTTGTATTCAAAGACATCGCCTTCTTCGCGAATAGAGTTGTCGATGAAACACTTTGTAACTGCTTTGACTTGTGCCATAAGTGACTCCTTAAATTAAAGAACAGTGAAACCAGACGCGTAGAACTTCTTGCCGTCTTGGATCTCAGTAACAATATCTGCTGTGATTGTTCCAGCAGTCATTGGGCCAGTAGCAACAGTATAAATTGCTCCCAGATAACGCAATCCAAGCGAAGCAATTAGTGGATTCAAACGAACCGCAAATGAGTATCCAGCAACCAAAGTTGCAACAGCAATAGTACCAGCCGTAGCAATTGTGGTTGGAGTTGAAAGAGTATCAGCAGCAGAAACAACAATTGTTGGAGTCAAAGTAGCCGAACCTGCTGCGGTAAACGCAGTTCCAACAGTAAACTGCACATACAAATCTTCGCCTTCGCCAACATCTCGCGCAAGCGAGAGATCAACGACATTGGTTGAATTTGCTGTAGCAGTTACGGCTTGGCCAGTTGCAGTACCAGCCGTTAGTGAACCAGACAATCGGAGAAAATTATCAGTAATCATTTTATTTGTCCTTTCTTAGAGACTTGAATTAGGAAACAACGGATTCTGTGTTGACCAAAGAATCAACCTTACGAAGTGGTACGCCCAGGAACGACAACCAACTGTTTGGTTGACCGAATTGAGTCAGACCTTGGTTGATATTCAACACTGCATTGCTCTTGTCCAACGCAGCCAAAGCCATGCCGCTGTGTACGGTACGGTTCATATAGAACGCGCAACGACCCATTGTCATGTTTGGAATGCGGTAGATAGCGCGAGCCATCAACTTGATGATGTTTGTGGCAGCAGTTGAAGCCTGTGTACCAGTTTGACCAATCAAATCAGAAACATCGATGTTTGGAATACGAACAACATAACGCCAGTCCTTTACAACAAGACCGTTCTTCCATTGGTAACGAGTCGCATACGCTTGCATACGATTTGAAGAGTCATACACGGTTTGCTCGCCGAGATCCTCATGGATCAGACCAGCCTTGGAACCCTTTGGGAATGGGCAATACACGGTATTGTCACCCCAGCAGACCAAGAACACCGAAGTGTTGTCAGAACCAGAACCGCCAGCGCTAAGAACATTTGCTGCGTTTCCGCCCGACAGACTTGAGTATCGACCAGCCAAACCGAGGAACGATTTTGGTTCAGTGGCAGGGTTGCCATAGAACATTGTGGTCGCTTGGGTTTGGTTCATTGCTTCCAAGAACGCAGTGTCTTCTGACAAACGGAACTGAGCCGTGTTGCCATTCAACATTGCAAGATCCTTGTCAACTTCAGAACGCGCTTCCAACATGCCACACGCCTCATCGACTTGTGCAGTCGTTGACTTGGTGCTTGGAATACCTTGGTTCAGTGCGCGCCAGTAAACGGTTGGCAATCCTGTACGGATTACAACACGCTCACCAGTTGGCAAGTTGCCTTCCTTGAAGACAGCGTCATCAAGAATTTCGTTGGTTTGCGACAGAAGTTCTGCGACAACAGGAACGCGACCATCTGGATCTGTTCGTTTCGCCCAATCAGCCAAAGTGAGGTTTGTTGTAGAAAGAGTAGCCATGATTTAGTGTCCTTTTGTTAGAGTTACTGTTTGGAGTACAGCAAGGATGCTTGCGAAGCGAAGTCGCGTGGCTGACCCTTTGCAGAGCCAGCGCCGTTCGTTGCGCCTACGAAAGTATCTTCGCTGAGAGATTTACCTGCCCTAAAGAAGAACCTGATTACTTCAGGATGATTCCCTAGACCAGACTGGTTTAGTAGCGTTTTCAGTTCAGGCGTACCAAAGGTGTCGAGTGCCTTCTTTGCGGTTGACATGTTTTGATCAATGGCATCGCCACCGAACTCTTTGTCAACTTTGGAGGAGTCAATCCAACCTTTGCGGATCGCTTCAAGTTCAGCCATTTGTCGTTCAACCATCTTTGGCCCAACTCGATCCAATACCTTCTGAGCGGACTCTTGGCTTAGATTCAATTCCTTGGCAACTTCCGAGAATGTGGTTATCACCTCGTTGTCGAAGTTACGGCCTTCAGGCGCCTTAAATTCGTACTTTTCAGGAGCGCCATCTTTGACCTCTTCGGTCTTAGTGGTTTCCTTAGTGTCGCCATCGGTACTGCCAGTAGTGGTCGCATCCGCGACTTGCTGGGTCTTGCCAATCTCCGTGCTAGTGACATCTGCTTTCGCAGATTCTTGTGTGATGACAGCGGCTTCGTTAGTTGTTGTCGGCGCTTCGGTCATCATTGATTCTTGAGTCATTCTGTTCCTTCAGCATTATTGGGTAGAGTTCGGGCGCTACCGAGTGAATCATGTTTAGCATTCTCAATCCACTGTTTCGTGTGCCTTCGTTAAACGCCATCTGCATGGAGTTGTGGTCGAACGACAAACGAAACACGCCAGCCTGATCCAAGAGCCGCCACAGAATTCTGCGACCGCGCTTGTTTCCCATCATCCACTTCAAATCCGTTTCCTCGTTCTCTTTGGTCAGTTTGGCGCGCAGGTCTTTGTCAGCCTTGTCGCGTTCCTGACCCTTGAGATCGAGCGGATCGTAATTCGTCACATCAGAACTTTATCAATGTCAAAATTGATATGGGTACCGTCAATACAAAGCGACAAAGTTTGCAGCAGCAGTTGTTCCTGTACTCAATACCTTTGTGCATCGAATAGGAAAAATGATTGTTGTTGATCCATGCCAATTAAATGTGCAGTTGTCGCCGTTAGACATTGTCACAACTACGGCGCCAGCGGCGTTATGCGTAACTAGCAAGCCCCTTGTCAACGGAAGAACGGTTGAATCGCTGATTGTTACAGCGGCTGCGTAGTCGTATGTATTAGGTTGACTTGAAAGTGATAGTGTTGATAGGATTGCCATTATGTTTTCTTATTGAGGGCCGTACAAAACAGTTGAGAAATCATTTTTCTGCTTAACTTTGCTGATTTCCATGTCAGTAATTTGAAGTTCAATGCATGTTTCTTTGCCCATCATCAATTCTGTTTCTTCGTTGGATTTGACCACGGCCTTGGCGGTAATCATCATTACGGTGCCAATCTTTGGCATGACGCTAATACCCAACTTTGCAAGTTGATCAGATTCAAGTTCAATGCACAATTCTTCTGGATACTTGGAATCATTCATTTCCATTTCGCCAGGCATTGCTGGTTCGCTTTTCATGCTGATCATTGGCATTGCTTGTTCCTTAGACTTGACTTGGTGACGGTGATGAGTAACCACTAAACTGGTTCATTACATCCATCAAAGCGTTTTGCTGACCGCCACCAGTTGGTGACTGAGCAAGATTCTTTGCGGTGGCTGACTGTTGCTGCATCATCGCAGCCTGTTCCTTGGCAGCCATCGCTTTGTTGCGAGCATCGCGGATCATTGCAACTTGCTTACCAGCGACGATCAAGTTTGGATCGACGCCAAGCATGTCGCTGTAAGATTCTGCCCACTGATCAGAGTCGAACTTGTCCAACACATCTGGCTTCATCTGTGCAATGGCGCCTAGATTTCCAACGAATCGGTCAACGCTGTTAGTTCCAATTGCGCGTTGCGCTTGCGCCAGCATGGACACGAACTCAACATTGAGTTCCATTCCCTGTAGTTCTGGCGGCGCTGGCGGCACAATGTTTGCCTTGACCATGTTCTCAAATGTGATGTCGATCAACGGATCAAGTAGTTCGTTGTGGAGACGCTCTAAGACTGGGCCGAGCATCAGCAACTTCTCTTCATGGCGTTCTGCGACTTCGGTCGCTGTCATGCGAGTGTCTGTAGCGTTTGCCAGCATTAGGAACAGGTCTGCATAGAACGCACCGCGTACGCGCTCGCGCACATCCTGTATGTCACCCAGCAAGTGTTGCAGATTGAGGTTGACCTCAAATGCAGTTTTGATTCCCTGACTACCACCATCAACAAACGAAATCCCGCCAGGGAGCGTCTCCACATCTCGATTCTTCATGCTCGTCGGAACCTGAAGCGGTGGTTTGGTTTGATAGTCAATGCATTGCGCTTTGCGTAGTTGCTCGTGCTGCAGTTGCTTGATGTCGCCGAGCGCTTCCATGCCTGGCGAGTTGCCGTAGATGTCGCCGCCGCTGACGCTCCAGCGTGGAACCAATGCAGGGAACTTGTTGAATCCGCTCTCGCGCAAGAACTTGCCTTGGTCGCCGCCGACCTCAAAGTAGCAAGACTTGTACGGCATGTTCTTGCTGTCCTTCTTGGTCGTGTCTCGATCTGTGCGCGGCTCAATTGCGTGGATGATGGGTATCCACTGGTCAAGACTGCCGCGATCAAACAGATTCCGCACTGAGTGCGAGCAGTTTTTGTAACCGAATTCCGTCACGATCTGGGATACAGTTTGCTCAAATTCGCGGTAGAGAGTGGTTACTCGACCTTGATAATCGGTTGCGATAGCGTATTCACCAGTCGTGATAGGGTAATGATGTATGACATTGTTGAAGTCTGGCAAGACAATCGAAACTGCCGTGCCAAATGCTCCAAGTTCTTCATACATCGTGTGCAGAGCGCGGTAAGTATTCGACTTCTGGAATACTAACTGCATTCGCTTTGTGACATCGTCAAGCCATACTTTGACTGGCGCATACGAGTTTAGTTCAGGATCTCCTGTTCCAAGTCGGAACCATTGACGAGCGGGGCTAGTGGCGCCAGCCATCATGCCAGCGCCTAGCGTTCGCAGTGCGCGAGTGCCAGTGTTGTCGTAAATGCTGTTGTGTCGGCGCCATCCCTTGTCGCGGTCTTGTCGGAAGTAACGACCATTGCGCGGCAACACATATGATGTGATCTCCTGCCAATGCGCCCACCATGACGCTCGCTCAGATTGGAGTTGACCCCAACGAGTCAACAACTTCTCGCGCTGTGGAGCGCCCTTGTAACTCTCGTTGTTGGCTGGGTATTGACTCATCAACTTCCTAGGAGTGTTGACTTGCCGAGTGCAAGAGCGTTTGGATCAACACCAGTCGGGCCAGTCAGCATGGTTCCTGCTGCGCCACCCATTGCACTGGCTGACTCCATGATTCCTGCGACATTTGGAGTCTGTCGGTTAGCCTGGTTGATCGCCATCTCAGACTTCTTGCGTTGACCTTGTGCGGCGTTGACTGCTTGCTGTTGTGCCGATTCTTGCCTAGACAATGCTTGTGCTTGTTTCTTCTTGGCGTCTTCGCCCGAAGCGATTGAGTAACCAACGCCAGCGGCCGTGGCTGCGGCTGTAACACCTGCTCCAATTGCACCAATTGTTGCTGCCACTGCTGCGGAAGATCCCAAAGCAGCGGCAACGGCGGTGAATACTCCAAATCCAAGCATGTAAGTCATATCATTCTCCTGTGATAATTTCAGTATTCAAGTGGTCGTGTGTTCGGGATAAGAGCATGTGAGCATCCATCGTAAATTCATTTTCAGCCTCTTCAACGGTCTTTGCGTTTGTTGCAAAGAACATTGTTCCAGTCGTGTCTTCGTGCGCTGAATATATTTGTTTGCGTCCAGCACTTGCAACAATCACTTTATATCCATCGACTTCCATCGTCTCGTCATTTGCGTAAATGGTTCCACGACCGTTGATTATTAGTGTCGTTGGAACCTGAATGAAACCACCAGTGATGACTACTCCTGCTGGAATAGTGAGTGTCCGCGAGTAAACTCCACCGTGCAGTGTGTGCGTTACAGGCATCACAACTTGCGGCAAAGTCAACATCAACTGCTCAAACATGCATACCTTTTCAATTGCCGACTGACTCATCTTTGTGATGTTGTCGGTGTTAATGGTTGCAATGTCTTGCATATTCTGTTGCCTCATCAATCTACGCATTCCAAATTCGATATGGGTACCGTCAGTCGTTTCTGCTGTATGGGTCGTAGTCTTTCGCCTTGCCTAATCGCAGTTTGTTTCGCACTTCTAGCGGCAGTCGCTTGCCGACTGGGTACGCGAATGTCAACGCAAGCGCGTCAGCGATGTCAGGCGATGCACCGCCTTGCAAACGCTTCTTGATCTCGTCTTTGCTTTCTAGCATCTTGCGGCCTTGCGCGTCGAACCAATAGGTTGGCGTCGATAGTTCCTGGCGAAGCATCGGATCGCTTGGGATGGCGCCACCGTTCTCGATCCATTCCTTCATAAGCCACCACATTTCTGTACGGCGATTGACAAACTGCTGTTCAAGATTCGCCTTGCCTCCAAAGTGTACTTCGATGGGGTCGTAGTCCAGTTGTCGCAAGCGATCCAATACGCCAGCGCCGCCACCTGCATCGATAAATACAGCGTCAGGCTCCCACAGATCCATCACCATTGCCACCCGCGCGGCCAGTTGCATATTGTCTAACCCTCGAAACACAACAATGTCGCTTGCTTTCAGCCCTTGGCGCCTGATGATGACGCTTCGATCATCACCAAACCGTGCTGGATCAACGCCCACGATCTTGGGCGCGCTCTCATAATCCTTGTCTGCATACTCACGGTTGGCCGCTGTGTTCGCATCGACCAGGCTGATCAACTGGTCTTCCGCGCTAGCGTTGAAGTCGCACAGATACTCACGGCTGAACGATGTTTCCGTCATATCGCGGCGTAAGCGCTCGACTTCGGATGGGATCACGGCGTCAGTGTCGTAGACGGTGTAAATGGCGGCATGCCAATCGGGCAACTTCTGCGCTTTGTAGAATATCTCGCTGAACAGATTCACGCCGTTCGGTGTGCCAGTGAAGATCGCCCAGCCGTTTCGATCTGACAGCGTTGGCTGAATGATGTCCTCCCACACTGTTGGCTTGATTTGTGCGACCTCGTCGATGACAATGCCGTCCAAGCGAACTCCGCGCATCGCGTCAGGATTGTCGGCTCCAAAGATTCTGATCACGCTTGCGTTGTGCCCGAATGTCACGCTGAGTTCAGATTCATTGATAGTAACTGCGCCAGTCCCAATCATCGGCTGCAACTTGTGCTTGATACGGCTCCAGGCAATTGCCTTTGCCTGTTTCAAGAATGGCGCGATGTAAAAGAATAAGCCCATCCCTTTGTCGAAACGCATTGCCTTGTCGAGCAGTTCCATGATCGCCAGTTCCGTCTTCCCTGCGCGTCGATGCAGAACGAACACATTGAATCGCTTCAGCGCGTGGTGACAGTTTCTTTGCCATTCGCGTGGCGAGTAATCCACGGCTAGATGAGTGCTGGTCATGTGATCTGCTTGGCATCTGGCTTCCTGCCTGTGATGGCGTCAGGCTGCGGAACGCCAGTCACCACGGTCAGGCTGATTCCACCCTGATGTTCCACGGCCGTGCGGTCACCGTAACGCTTTGGGTTCAGTTTCATTGCTAGCCATTGCAAGGTAGACACCTGATTACGGATGTGGTTCACGCTGGCAGAATCAAGCGCGCCAGTCACAGGGTTTCGTTCAGGCTCAGAAGTGGATAAATCCCTCATTTCATCTATCCAAACATGTGCTTGAAATGCCCTTGCGCGCATATACTTGCTCTCGAAATCCTCGATTTCATTCAACCATCGCATGATAGTTGCAATGCTTGGCATTGCCTTATCTTTACAAATAGTTCGCAAAGATTCCCCTAAAGACAACCTATGGCAAATCTCATCTGCCAATTTAACTGAATATTTGCAAATCGGGCCTGGTCTTACAGAATCAAGAAGCCGCGATGGTCTGGTTACTTTTGCCATTGTTTATCTCAAAATTTTCTTTTGCAAATTGAATCAATCGTTCCCTTGCTTTACCAGAAGAATTCCTAACAATCTCTTGGGCATTTCTCATTTTTTCATAACTTTCCATATTGTTTAGATTTTTAAATCTTATTGCATTTCTACCAAAATAAGCCAACAACAATCTAAAAGGGCATTTAGGTTTATTTAGACACTTAGCATTCATTTTCTTGGCTGAGTTTCTTCGCTGTTCAATTGTCTGGCTAGGCATTGCACCGCCATCTGCAATGTTTGTAATGTCCACTCCAGAATCTCTAAATTTTTTAATGTACATTTTCTCTACAGATTCCCAATCAGATGTCTTGCAAGTATCAATTACGCTCATCAATGGACGAAGCCCAGATGCCAACAATTGTGCAATCCATTGCTTGCACTTAGTCATTGGTTGATCAACACGAATTGCTATATGTCTCCTAAGTCTGTCTTTAGGATCTACTGTTTTTCCTACATACTTGACTTGACCGTTTCTAGGATCAATCAGCGTATAGATAAAGACATCATCGCTTTTCGGCTTTTTAACCATCGATAACCCTGTATTCATGCGGCGCCTGTCCGCGTATGAGGTACTTGCACACTTTTTGGACTGTAGAACGCCCAATTCCAAGCATTGCGCTGATCTTGCGGTATCCGTATCCATGCGTTTCATGCATAATTCTGATTTTATCCACTGTTTGCTCTGAGTGTCGAGCGCGCTGGTGAGTTGCACCAATGCGGTATCCATGCTCGTTTAGTGCCACTTTGATTCTGCTCATGTAAGAAGATGTTACATATTTTCATTACATAATGTCAATAGTTATGCAACAATATCCCGACACTTCTTGCGACACTTTTCCCGACACTTTGTCGGGATATCGCCACCATCAATCAAACTTTGTTGTCTTGCACTCCCACCAAAAGTGAACTATCGAAGCACGGCCGTCAAAGTACAAAGGGCAATGGTCTGGCGTGAAGAACGATTCCGTGCTGCAAGCCAGGCAAACAAAGATCAAGTCCTCTGGTCTGTAGCCGTAGTTGTAGAGTTGCGATCTGATCCGCGTGAAGTTGCCACCTGTCAGGCACCCTGAATCTAATACGATCAACTTGTGATAAGGATCAAGTTTGTCAGGATGTAGGACAACTTCAAACTCATTCTTGTATGGGATGTCCACTGGCTCAATTGGCATCGGCTCGCCTGTCAGTGTTAATCGATGCGCCAGCACCTGGGCGAACAGTCCTGAGTACTCGTAACTGAGTTGCAGGATTGCGATCTTCTGGTCACCGTCAAGCCACTTCGATCTGCGGATCGAGTCGGCAACATTGTCAATCAATTTCAATTCCCAAGCCTGTCCGATTAATAGTGAATCCATGTCATGCTCCATTCTGCTAAATGCTCTAGGATCGATTCTTTACTTTGGTAATACCTACAGACCAATTCACGCCACGAACGCCGTGGCTGTCATCTAATGCGATTCTGTGCCATGTATCGGATCAAGATACCGTCCACCGTTGAGCCAAGTGCATGGGTGGGCGATATATTGCGGGTCTTTCAATTGGCACTCTTTGGCGAACAATCTGACGCGCTCGCACAACACCTCGATGCCAGCGCTCGGTTCGTCTTGGTCGTATTCCTCGCTGTATGCGATCTCGGTTGCCACCTTGCGGATCAGGGCAAACGCTTTCTTCTTGCCGACCTTGCGCGGGAACAGTTCCCACACTCGCTCGCAGTCTTGATCGCTGATGCTTGATGCTGGCTTTCTTTTGCGGTCACATTCTGGCTCGACGGCAACGCCGTTGAGCGTATGTTTTAATTCTGTGTTTAGCGTCTCAGCATCTAGCATCTGGCATCTAGCATCTAGCATGGCATGTGTTCCGCATTGCTCACGCATGTCATTTGGTGATGCGGACGCATATGCTCCCGCATTGCTGTCAGCATTGCTGTCAGCATCCCATCTGCGATCTGCTGCTCGCTTTGCTTGACCGCTCTTGCGCTCTGCTGTTTCAATCATTTCAATCCGTATTCGCTCCTGTCTTGGGTTCCTACGGCGACCATCAGCGGCTATTGGAAACTTGGATTCAAGACACTTCCAGACCTTGTCAATCCCTCCGTGAATCAGGAACACGCGCTCGGTGTCGGATGGGAGACCATCCGCCTCCCATGACGCGATGAGCAGTTCCATGTATCCACCCTTCTCAGCCAGCGTCCAGCCGACCGTGGCAGATTTGAAATCAGATCCCCAAAACTTAAACCAAGGTGAATTATTCGCGCTAGTCGAACCGCGCTTTTTTTGTACACTCATTGCAGATCTCTCTGCGGCCTCGTTGCCGCGTATGATTTAGAAGCAGTCTAGGTTACACGCCTAGGCTGTTTCGCTTTCAAGTCTAACTTGCTCGCCTTCCCGCTGCAATAAGTATCGTCAATCACAATCGGATAATGCCTGAGACAGCACCGCGCCTCGTCTTTGATCCACTTGGGCGTTCCCTTGACAATCAGCAACTTGTACAGGAACTCGCGTGTCATCTTGAGGGAGTTGACTTCTTCGTGTGGGAGTGTCATTTTTTTAATTTTCTATTTCTAAATTTTTTAAGTTGTTCACGCAATACATCCATAGGTAAAAATATAAATTCTCCAGTTGATAAGGATTGCGCTCGCATATCAGTCACATGGCTTCTTAGCCAAGACAGTTCGTTTTGTGTTGGTAATTCCTGCTGACACAAAACAATGCCATGACATAGTCCACGCATATAGGCAAGATCTGACATTCTTCGTGTATATAAAATGTCTTTTTCTTTATTTGATTCACCGTCAGACAAACGAATAATAATTGGTTCAAAATGTTTGTATGTTTTTGAAGATTGATATTTCACTTTTTCACCTTCATCGACTCTTCGACCAGGCTGCGAACCTCGGCGATCCACAGAATTCTGTCGTCAGGTGACGCATATGTTTCCGTGCGTTCCCTGAGCGATTTACCTGACGCCGTGCTGGCGCCAAGCGACACGGCCGTTCCTGTAACGCTGTTGCCTGTCAGCGAATAGATAGCGTCAAACGCCAGCGTCCGCGCTGTCACGCTGTCGCGTGATCGATCCGCCGACGACGATGGATAACTAAATCCACGGCGCTTTAATGCAATTTGAACGGCTGCGTTGACTAGTTCGATTGCGTATAAACCCATTATGAAACCTTGAGTACTTTCTGCTTGGAATGAAGCATTGCAAATGGTAGCGATTGACCTGCTTCAAGCGTGGCGCGGATCAGTTCCTTGTTGGGAACGACCGTAGTCACGGTGGTGCTGAACGCTTCAGGGACATCGCCCACGATCTCCAGCGCTCGGACTCCACCTGGTGTAGCAAGAGTCACTTTGTGTCGGGGCGTCTGAATTGATGTGGCGCCACTCGCCTCTAACACGCGGGTGATCTGCCCCTTCATCCAATCCGCAATGGCTTGGTCGCGCTTAGATAGATCGGCAATGCGCTTGGCTTCCGCTTTGCGTCCTGCTGCGCGGTGTTCGATCTCGCTTGCGATAGCCAGCAGATCGTCTATGGCTGGCGCCAAGTCTGTGGATTGCGATGCAAGCCAATCGATCTGGCCTTCCACGGCGCTTATGTCACCGCCGTTTGCTTCGCTTGCTGCGATTAGTTCTTCCAATGCCACCGCTGCTGCGGACGCCGTAAATACTCTTTGTGTAATGCTGTTCATTGTGTTTCCTTGTAAGATCGAGGCTGACGGCTCCGTCGAGAACCGCCAGCCCCTATGTTTTTAGAATGGGATCTCGTCAATATCAATCGGCTTCGATTGAGGAACTTCCTCTTCCGCTGGCACTGTCACCTCATCGCTGAGGTACTCGCGCACACCGTAGAGGGTAATTCCCTTCTCATTATTCACCGCTAAAAGTTGCATCCTGCATTCCGCGTCAATTGCATTGCGGCAACAGTCAACTATTTTGTCATCAAAACATGACACCCAATACTCCTTCATGCTGTCCTGCACAAGAATGCCAGTGCGCGAAGTGCCAACCTTCGTTGGCTTTGGATCGCCTACCTTGCGGATATACACAGGCTCAACCTGAATTGTGGCGTCAGCGGGGACACGACTTGCACGATGATGCAAACCACCGCTTACAGGCGCTGGCGCTGCTGTCTTCGCCTTCGGCGCTGGCTTTGCCTTTGGCGCCTCGACAACAATTGACTCAACATAAGTCGCCGTGTCCGTGTGGATCACTTCGCTGCTGATTCCAACGGCCGCAGGGATTTGAGCCTGGGCGCGTTCCACCTTCTTGGTGGCAACAACTGGTGCTTGCACTACGGACACGGCAACATGATCATCTGCCTGGCTCATTTCTTCAGTCGAATACAAGCCTGACAATTCGGCTGGAAATGCTCGACGCAATGCGATCATCTCGGCGCACTTAGCCAACATGACGCTTGGAAACTTCGCCCACATGTTGCCCTGAGTTTGTGCGTACTCGCTCCAAATGGCAACGGCAAACAATGTCTGCTCAAAACCACGGCGGTGAACGCCAACTTTAGCCGCCAAAGGTGGCGTCTTAGCCAGCCAAACATCAACCCACACGCCATCCGCGCCGCACCAGAATGGGCCAACTTGACCCGCATACTCGCCGCTGCGCTGTGCAACTAGACGAGCGCCGTCAATGCTGACCTGCGTGGTCATTACGCCGCCACGCTTAATCGCGTAGATCTGGCGCGCAAATGGGTCTAGCCCAGTGCGCTTGCAAATGGCGCCAAACAGACTAAGTTCATCGCTGCTGCATCCTTTGGCAACAGTTCGCGCTACAAGCGCCATATCAATTTCATTGTGTTTCAGTGCTAAATCAGACATTTCAATCTCCTAGTAGAGTTTGTGTTTCCGCCAAAGAACGCCCCTAGCGGAACTACATTGATA